CCTGGGCGAGACCGATGCGCAGTTCGTTCTCGACCGCGCCGAATTCCCGCCCGGGATTTACGAGGTGGAGGTGAGCCGGGGCTATGCGTTCCGGGACGCGGAATACACGATCTCGACCAATGTTCTGGACGGTCTGCCGCGTGACACGCTCTGGTATGAGGGCACCGGCACGCCCTCGATCCACCAGACCAAGAATAACCTCGTGGATCAGGTGAGCCTTGTGCGGCACTCGTCGATCTGGAATTCGCCGCCGGTCACGTCAGGCGACGTGGCGCTGATCGCGATGCGCGCCCGCAACATCCGGGCGGATCGGCTAAGCGTGCTGGCTTCGGGCTATGTGCGCGATTGGGATGGCACGGGCTGGACGGACTGGAAAACCACAAGCGACCCCGCGCCGCACCTGCGCGACGTGCTGGCCGGTCTGCTGAACGCCACGCCGCTGCCGCCGCAGACCATAGACGACGCGAGCCTCGTGGCGTTCCGGTCCGATGGCTGGACCTGTGACGCGATCATGGAGGGCACGTCCGTTGCCGACGCGGCGCGGGTGCTGGCCGGGTCGGGTTTCGCGCAGATTTACCAGTCGGAAACGGTCGGCGTGATCCGCGACCGGGACCGCAGCGCCGATGCGCCCGTGCAGGTATTCACGCCGCACAACAGCGCGAATTTCTCGTGGTCGCGGGGCTTTCCGAAGCTGCCCGATGGGTTTCGGGCGTCCTACATCGACGCCAGCCGGGATTACGAGGCGCGGCAGATCATTCACCCGCCCGGCGCGGGCCGCACCGAACAGGTGAGCATCGAGGGGCTTGTGACCGAGGCCGATGTGCGGGCGCGCCTGCAATACGATCTCGACACGGCCAAGTATCGGTCAGCGTTCTACTCGTGGGACGCGGCGGCGGATGCGATCAAGTGCCGTCGCGGATCGCTGGTCGCGGTGGTGTCCGACGCTCTTGCAGCGCGGGTGTTCTCGGGCCGTGTGTCGGATTTTGACCTGGACGCGAGCGGCGACGTCATCGCCGTGCAGATCGACAACGACGCAGACCTCACGGCAGAGCCCGCATGGGCCGATATCGACGACCTGACCGAGGTCCAGAACATGGCGCTGATGGGCGCGGTGTTCGGCCTTGCGATCCGGCGCAAGGGAAAGACCGCGACGACGCACCAGGTCTCGGAATCGTCGCGCGGCGCGGGCTGGGTAGACCTGGATACCGCCGCGACCCTGCCCGATCTCGATTATGGTGATCTCGCGGCCATCGGGCCGCTTGGCAGTGAATACCGCAGGCTGATCGTCACCGACATGCGCCCGGTCAGCCTGACCGATTGGACCATCATCGCAGTTCCGGAGGCCCCAGAGCTATGGCAATAGACCCCACGACGCTTTACCAGGCGTCCAGCGCCCCCAGCACAAACGGGGGCGCGCTGTTTCTCGACCAATATTTCGCCTTCGTGCGCGGGCTGGTCGATACCGCGATCTTGCGCCTTGTGAGCGTGGGCGGCACGGCGGATGCGATCACGGCGAGCGCGGAGCCGTTCGAGGTGCCATCCACCGGTCTCGTGACGGGCATGAAATTCACCCTCGAGCCGACAGCGGACAATACCGGCGCGGCCACGCTCAACATCGACGGGCGTGGCGCGGAAAGCATCGTCACCGGCAGTGGTGCGGCGCTGAGCGCGGGCGATCTGGCCAGCGGCACGCGGTATCTGCTCGAATTCGACGGCACCGACTTCGTGATCCTGAATCCCGTGGCGGCGGCATCGCAGGTTGTGCAGCGGCTGCAATTCGACGCGACCGCGACATGGACAAACGACCTGCCAGCGACGGCGGTTGTCGTGGTCGAGTTGTGGGGCGCAGGGGGCGGCGGCGGAGTTACGACCGGGGCGGGTGGTGGAGCCTATGCTAGCCAGACCTTCCTCGCATCGGACCTGCCGCCGAGCGTGACGATCACCGTCCCGGCTGGAGCGGCCGCTGGCGCGAACGGCGGCGCGGCGTCATTTGGAACGCTCTTGAGCGCGCAGGGTGGGTTCACGAACGGCACGGCAGGCGGGCTGATCACGGGCGATGGCCGCGCGTCAAGCTGGGCAGGGGGCGGGCGCAATCAGGACGCCACGTTCGGCGGCGCGGGCGCGGACGGAGCGTCGGTTCTCGGAGGTGACGGGGGATTGCAGGGCGCGGTCGCCATTGCGGACCGAACCGGCAAAAACCCAGGCGGCGGCGCGGCAGAAAACGCACCCGGCGGTGATGGCCGCTGCGTCCTGACCATCTTCGGAGGCTGACATGCGATTGATGATCCTTGACGGGGATACCGTCGCCAACGTGGTGCGCGTCGATCCCGATGCGATCCCGCCGGAATATGCCGATGCGCCCGAGGCCCCGGATGGCGTGGGCGTGGGCATGGTCTGGGATGGATCGGCCTACGTGCATCCCGCCCCCACCGAAGCCCAGGTGCGGGCCGAGGCCGCGCGGCGCATCCTTGCCATCGCCCCGGAATGGAAACAGCGCAACCTCACCGCGCAAGCCGCGATCCTTGCAAAGAAAGGCGAGGCCAACTGGACGCCCGAAGAGCGGGCGGCGTGGGACGAAGGCGAGGCGCTTTGGAACGAGATCGCCGCGATCCGCGCCGCGTCTGACGTGATCGAGGCTATGGACCCCATCCCCCACGACTACACCGCCGATGCGCGGTGGACCTGACCACAAAGGAGCCTGACACATGGCATTCGCGAATTATCTCGGCAGCGAGTTTCACGACCTGTTGCTCAACGCCGCCGCGATCCCGAACATCGCGGACAACGCCGCCACTGCGCCGCTCACCAACCTTTACGCCTCGCTGCACACCGCGACGCCGGGCGTGGGTGGATCGCAGACCACAAACGAGGTGGCCTATACCAGCTATGCGCGCGTGGCGGTCCCTCGCGACGGGACGCGCTGGACGGTGGCCGATCTGGTGGCAACGCTGGTCGGCAACATCACCTTTCCCAAGGCCACGGGCGGCACGGCGACGGCGACGCATTTTGCCATCGGCACAGATGCAAGCGGCGCGGGAAATGTGCTGTATTTCTCGACCATCAAGGACGGTGCGGACGCTGACACGTCCCTCGCCATCAGCGCCAATATCACGCCCCAGATCGACGCTGGCGCGACCATCACGCTGAGCTGATCCTATGACTGTGCAGCAGTTGCGCCACAAGGCGGGCGATACGCTCACATGGCCGTGCGCGCGCGCCGACGCGGCGGGCGATCCGGTCGCGGTGGCCAGCGTCGAGGCGTGTTTCGAGACGCTGGGGGCGCTGACTGCCAATGTCACCGACGCGGCGGGCGGGCTGTTTACGCTGTCTGCCACGGCTGAGGCCACGGCGCTCTGGACGCCGGGTGTCTATCGCGGCGACGTGACGCTGATCGGCGCGGGATCGGTCTCGACCGAGACTTTCGTGGTGGTTGTCGAGACGGGGTATGACTGCTGATGCCTGTCACCATCACCGATAACTACGGCACGGCAATATCGCTGGCCATGCCCGACGAGCAAGAGCCGATTGCGCTTGCGGTGGCAGGCGGCAGCACGCTGACCATCACGCCGGGGCTGCCCTCTGGCGTCGTGTCGGTGCGCTTTGCGATGCTGGCGAGTGCGAGCGTGCGGGCCATTGTCTCGGCTCTTGCGGCGGCGTCCGGCGCGGTGGTGGCCTCTGCGGCGGTGCGGGCGCGTATCTCGGCCATTGCAGCGGCGGGCGCGGCGGTTATCGGCTCTGCCAGCGTGTCGGCACGGGGCAGCGCGACCGGGCGCGTGAGCGCGGCGGTGACCGGCGGTGCGAGCATCGTGGCGCGGGGGCGGGCGCTGCTAGACTTGCTGGACCTCGCCAGCCTGTTTGACAGCGGCACTTACCCCGGCGGTCTTTACCAGCCGCATGACTTGTCCAATGTATTCACCGATGCAGCGGGGACCACCAACGCAACGACGGTCGATGATGCGTGTCGATATCTGACGGACAACAGCGGCAACGGCCACCATTTCGTGCAGGCGGCGATTGACGAGGCCCCTCGTGTCAAAACGAACGGCGCAGGGAAATTCGTGATCCTGACCGATGGTATTGACGATGGCATTACAACAACCAATACCGTCGATTTTTCGGCAGTGGATGTTTTGACGGTCGCATTGGGTGTTCGCCCCCTAAACACAAGCGGGGAAAAAACGCTTTTCGGGACATCAGATGGGCTCATTTCGGGTCGCGTCGTCGCAAGAGCACCTGTCAACAGCATAAACTTTGAAGGGTTTATTGGCGCAGGTAACACATCCTTTGGAACTTCTGACGCCCAATATAATCTGCCTGATACGCGCGTGATGCTGATCAGGGCCACAAAGACACAGGCCGAAATGTGGCTTGATGATATGTTGGATGCCAGCGTTGTGGCAACCAGCGCGACGTATAGCGTCACTTCTTGGGGCAACCGCACCATGACGCTTGGCTATTTGCTCACCGGCATCCAATTCGCCAACGCTCAATTTACGACCATCATGGCCATCGGGCGCGACCTGACCGAGGCGCAGCGGCTCGACGTGGCGGCGCGGATCGCAAACGACATGGGGCACACGATATGAACATGGTGGTTGTCACGGTGTTCGCCCACGCCGCGGACGTGGAGGACGCCCGCGCGCTGGCCGGGTATCTCAACGACGAGCCTGCGAGCCTGTCTTCGTTCAAGCCGCGCTGGCAGGACGCGGCAGGCGAGATCATCCACGTCGCCAGCGGCCCGAAAAGCGCGGCGTGGCGCGAGCGGGCGACACAGCCCCTCGGGGACCGCCCGGCGTGGGACACCGGCTACAGCGTCAACATGACCGGCGCGGGGCGCGCGCTCGACAAGCTCGTGATCTGGTCGCCCGCCGATGGCGGCACGCCGCCTGCGCCCGCACCGGGCCGGATCGTCGCCGTGGTCGGGCCGGACGGGGTGGACGCTCTGGCGATGCTGGGGCTGCGGCAGATCGAGATCGGCGACGTGTAACCGCGTCAGCCCGGATCGGGCGGCGCGACCTATTGAGCAGGAGAGGCTATGACGCGACCACAATTCAGCATGACTTTCAACCTCGGCCACGTCTTGCAGATGGTCTCGCTCATTGTCGCCATGACGGTGGGCTGGATGCAGATGGATGCCCGCACCAGCGCCAACGCCAAGCGCGTGGAGGCGGTCGAGCGCACGGCCAGCGCTTACGATCCCCGCCTGCGGGCGCTCGAAAACGGCGCGGCGCGATCCGACGAGCGGCTCAACAGCATTCTCGGCTATCTCGCGCGGATCGACGCGCGGCTTGAACGGATGGAGGCAGGGCAGTGACACTCGATTTCACCACACCGCTTGTCACCGGCCCGCGCGGCCCTTTCACGGCGCATTCGGGACCGGTCGAGACAATCGTGATCCATTACACATGGGCAGAGACGAGCGACATGGCGCAAGTCTGGCGCTGGCACAAGGCCCGGAAATTCAACGGTCCGGGATATCACTATCTGATCCGCAAAGACGGGTCGGTCGAGTATGGCAGGCCAGAATGGGCGCGAGGGGCGCACACGCGCGGCCACAATGACCGCACTATCGGCATCGCCTACGAGGGCGGACGGATCGCGGGCGACGACAAAAACGGCCACGACACGCGCACCACGGCGCAGCGCAAGACCATGACGCGGCTCATTCGGGATATCCAGTCGCGCCGCCCGAGCGCGACCAAGGTCCGGGGGCACCGGCAGCTTGTGGCAACGCAGTGTCCGGGTTTCGACGCTCAGGCATGGTGGGGCAAGACCAAGGCGCAGCCCGCGCCGAAAGATGCCCCGGCACTGACCGAGCCGCGCTCTGAAAAGATCGGCTGGGGCGCGATCATCAAGGCAATCTTCGCGGCAATCTTCGGGGGGCGGAAATGAACGGTGCAATCGTGCGGATCGCGCTGCGCTACGGCGTGGGGCTGGTGATCGGGATGGAGGCAGGGCAGGCGCTTGCCGGTGATCCTGATGTGGTGATGCTCTTGGCCGCTGGCATGGGGTGCGCGGTGGAGGCGGTCTATGCTTACGCCAAGCGCAAGGGCTGGTCGCTTTGACTTGGTTACTCACAGCCCTGCGCACGCGGCTAGGGCGGGCCGCTGCGCTCGCCTTGGCCTTTCTCGCGGCCTTGGGGGCGGCGTGGTCTAGAGGCCACTCACGCGCCCGCTCAGAAGCAGAGAAGGACGCCCTTGAAAACGAGGTAGAAGCCCATGACAGGATCAATCGTGCCGAAACTGGCGCTGACGTTGATGATGACGAGCGCGTTGAGCGGCTGTCTCGGATCGGGCGGGGCGACTGGCCAGGCTATTGACCGGCTGCGCCCCGACGCAGAAGCGCACGCGCGGGCGCTGACAGGCGATGACATGGCAGAGGCCCGCGAGACCGGCCTGACGCTCTTGGCGCGCCTCGGGGCGTTGGCAGGGTGGTAACGTGCTCTGGTCTCTGATCATCATCGCGTGCATGGGCACCGATGACGGGGTGGCGTGCCACGAGGTCAAGTGGCACCTGATCGAGACGCGCGCCGAGTGTCTGCGGATGCGCAACGAGGAACGCGGCAAGATCATGGACGCCAAGCCGCTGCGCGTCGTGGCCCGGTGCGAGCCGGGGGTGTTTGGGTAGCGCCATGCTGGACCTGCTGGAAAGCCTCGGGTTTGATCTCGACGGGCTGGACAGCGGCCAATCGCTGCGCCTGCACGCGCGGCTGTTTCCAAGCGCAAAACCGCAGAGCATTTGCAGCCGCGTGATCGAGGCCGAACTGTGGCCCGTCGCGTGGGCTATCGGCTTTTGGCACTGCCTGCGCTCTTGGGAGCGGTATCACTGAATCCCGCACCAGCGGGTAGCCGAGCCGGGGCGGTGCTTCCCCGGTATGCCAACTGTGGACCTCATGGCTCACGCTTGGTGCTGTCCCCCGCGCCCCGGTCCCTGTGGCCGGGGCGTTCCCGTTTCGCGAGTTGGCAACGCCTATCGTAACTCATTG